AACAAAAGATTATCCCGCTATCAGAAGTTGATGTTACAGGCTACAGACAACAAGCCCATGTAATTAGCAAAGAATTGAGAGATAAAGGTGTTGTTGTTCCAGGCGGCAAGCCGGCATACACAATCTCTAAAAACAAGTACACCGGATCAATGTATATTATAAATAATATGCAGAAATAGTATCTAATCTTACACGATTATGGATAGAGTATTTACAGAGCTATCTGATAGAGAAAATGAAATTGCTCAATTGTATGGTGGCGGGTTAGAGGTGAAGGAGGTCGCTAATCTTCTTTTTCGTTCCTCTGCCACTATTAGAAATCACATGCAGAGCATATATGAAAAGCTACAGGTAAGAAACAGAAGTGAGTTATCCATTAAAATGATGGAAAGACTTAATCGTGTTAAGTTTACCTTAGACTTATCACCAATAGTTAGGGCTTCTATTTCCTGTTTTCTATTATGTGTATTCTCACTATCGCTTTACCACGAACAAAGCGAGATGAGAAGAGGAAGAGAAGCAAAGGTTGAACGAATTGAAAGAATAAGGAGGTCAGAATGAATGCAGAAACTAAGCTGAATACTCTCTATCGAATAGGTAGCAGAGTTTCTCTCAATAAAGAGCAAGCAAAAGAGTTTGTAGGCGGTCGTTACAGACTTGAAAAGCTGATAGCGGAGAAGAAAATACGGGCAAAAAAGACCGGAACCACGAAAATGTCTCCTTATGCTATCAATGCTTGTGATGTGCTTCTTTATGCTATTGATTCTAAAGAACAGAGAATATAAATTAACCCTTTAAATTTTACGATTATGAGTCTTATCAAAAAATCAAATGAATTAGTAATCCCTACCACAGTGAAAATGATGATCTACGGCCAGGCTGGTATGGGAAAATCAACTGTGGCATTGAGCGCACCGAAACCTTTGTTATTGGATTTCGATAATGGCGTTAAGCGTATGAATATGGTGCATTTGGAAAACGTAGATACCGTACAGGTCACTTCATGGAGTGATGTTCAACAGGTCTTGCAGGAGGATTTGTCTGCTTATCAGACCATTGTAGTTGATACTATCGGTAAGATGATGGATTTCATCATTACTTATAAATGTGGTAGCCGCCAACCGTCTATCAGGGATTGGAGTGGTATCAATGCTGAATTTTCTTGGATGACAAGAACACTCTCAAGTCTGAACAAGCATATTATTTTCGTTGCCCATCGGGACACAAGAAAAGAAGGTGATGATACGGTATTCATTCCTGCTTTACGTGAGAAATCCTACAACTCCATCGTTACTGAACTGGATTTGCTCGGTTATCTCGAAATGAAAAGCGAAAGAGGCGTGCAAAGACGTACTATTACTTTCGACCCAACTTCAAGAAATGACGGTAAGAATACCTGCAATCTTCCTTCAGTAATGGAGGTTCCTACCATTCTTGATAAGAATGGCAATCCGACTGCCAAAAACGACTTTATCACTACCAGAATAATCAATTCGTATTTGGGTATGCTTGCAGCCAAGAAAGAGGCACAGGAACAGTATGATAAGGTGATAGAGGAAATCAAAGAAAGTATTGAGTTTATAACTGATGCCAAGTCTGCCAATGAGTTCGCCTCTCATATTAATGAATTTGAACACGTTGGTAGTTCTTTGATGAAAGCGAGAAGCTTGTTTGCTGCAAAGGTAAAGGCTTTGGGACTGGTATTCAATAAGGAAACTAAAATCTACTCAGATGCAGCAGCCTAATGAGATTTGGAAAGACATTCAAGGTTATGAAGGACTCTATCAAGTATGTACCCTTGGTAGAGTTCGCTCTTTAGATAGGCTTATTAAAAGCAGGTATGGTAATTTTAGAAAGATAATAGGAAAGATAATTAAGCCTAATAAAATATGGAGTGGATATTTACGAATATCACTATGGAAACAACAACAAGTTGAATATAAATCTCTTCATAGACTTGTCGCTGAAACGTTTATCCCTAATCCGCAAAATTTTCCATGTGTAAATCATAAAGACGAAGTTAAAAGCAATAATTCAGTTTCTAACTTGGAATGGTGTACATGGAGATATAATGCTAATTACGGAACACGAAACGAACGGTTTAGCAAAAAGAAAATAAATCACCCGAAGATGTCAAAAGCCGTTGTTCAGTGCCGAGAGGATGGTACATCAATAAATACATTTGAAAGTGCTAAAGAGGCTGAAAGACAAACGGGTATTAATAATGCTAATATTATCAGTTGCTGTATAGGTAGAAAAAGCCATCTTACAGCAGGTGGTTACAAATGGAGATATGAGAATGAGTAAAATATCTTACAAACTATACCCAACATTGTTAGATTCTTATCAAAATTATATAGATAGTGATAAGATATATCAAAAATATTATGCTTTTTCTGACAATCCTCCATGCGATGAAGATGAGTTCAGAGAAAAACAATTCCAATCTCTTATTGATAGGATAAATAGAGTACCTTTCGATAGCGAAAAAGCTGATAGAGGAACATGTTTTGGGGAGATAATTGATTGTATGATTGAGAACCGTAAATCTTCTATAATGGAAATTAGCAAGGCATATCACGATGACGGAAAACTTTACGGGATAAAAGCTGTTTACAACAATCGCACTTTCACTTTTCACATTGACCTTTGCCGCGAGTTTGCCAACTACTACAAAGGAGCATTAACCCAACAAAGAGTAGAAGCGATTCTTCCAACCGCATACGGTAATGTATTGGTTTATGGTCTGATTGACGAACTGATGCCTACCAGTGTTCACGACATCAAAACAACCGGTAGTTATACCGTGGGAAAGTTCAAAGATCACCACCAGCATTTAGTATATCCATACGCTTTAATGAAGAACGGTTCGGATGTACGGACATTTGAGTATAACATTGTAGAGTTCAACAAAGGCGGTTTTGTGGTAGATACCTATACAGAAACATACGTTTTCAATCCTGAACGTGATATTCCCATTCTTACTAATCATTGTGAGGAGTTTATCCGGTTCTTGGAAGAAAACAGAGAACTTATAACCGATACCAAAATTATATCAAATAATGAGTAGTGAAATTTGGAAGCCTATTAAAGATTATGAAGGTCTTTATGAGGTATCATCTTTAGGCAGAATAAAATCTATGCCTAAAAAATTTATAAGAAACGGAGCTGTAACACATTTTGAAGAAAAGATATTAACGCCTTCTGATAGTCATGGGTATCGTTCTGTTGTTCTAACAAAGAATGGCATTCATAAAACGCATAGCGTTCACAGATTGGTGGCTTTAGCTTTCATTCAAAATCCAAATAACTATACTCAAATAAATCATAAAGACGAAAATAAATCCAATAACAGAGTTGAAAATCTTGAATGGTGTACACATTCATACAATATGAATTATGGAACGCTCCAAGAGCGTAAGGGGAAAGCTAATGGTGTGCCAGTCTATCAATATACCAAATCTGGTGACTTCGTTAAGAAATATCCTTCGTTGAAATCAGCAGCGGTAAGTAACGGATTCCAAAGTTCACCTATTCAAAATTGTTGCTGTGGAAGAAGTAAGACTTCGTATGGATTTATATGGAAATATTAATTAAAAGATATTTGGAGGAGAAGATTAATGGCAAACCAAATAACCGGACGGATAATCGAAATCGGACAAACCGTTCAAATACCATCCAAAAACGGTGGTTCCTCGTTTACAAAACGGGAGTTCATTTTAGATGCTACCACTTACGACCCTTATACGGGAGAGCGTAGCGAGTATGAGAATGTTATTCCCTTAGAGTTTTCAGGCGATAAGTGTGCAGAACTTGACCGCTTTAATCAGGGTGATGTTGTTACTGTATCATTTGTCTTACAAGGGCGTTCTTGGACGAATCAAGACGGAGAACTCAAACGTATGGCATCTATTCGGTGCTACAAAATAGATGCGCGTGGTGGTGTATCGCAATCCCAACAAACAACATCGGTACAACAGCCAGCGCCACAGTCGACCTATCAGCAGCCGCAGAATTTCCCGCCTCCGGTTGATGCTAATGGCAATGTAAAGGACGATTTGCCTTTTTAGCGTATGTTGTTCGACTTGAAGAATGAATATCAAATACCCAAGTTCAAGGAGTATGTAAACAAGCTGTTTAGTGAACGTGCGGTGGTGGAAGTGAAAAAGAAACTACCTAACCGCACGCTTGCCCAAAACAGCTACTTGCATCTTCTTTTAGGGTATTTCGGTAGTGAGTACGGTTGCAGCCTCGATGAAGCAAAAATTGATTTTTATAAGAGGACTTGCAACCGTGATTTGTTTGAGAGAAAGACGGTCAACAAGAAAGGCAATGAAGTAACCTATTTGCGCAGTTCTGCCGAACTGACAACGGGGGAAATGACCCTAAGTATTGATCGTTTCCGTAATTGGAGCGCATCGGTGGCTGGTATCTATCTGCCGGCTGCAAATGAACATCAAATGCTGATATACGCCCAGCAGGAAATACAAAGAAATCAAGAATTTATTTAGTTATGATAGAAACAAGAAAAACAGAGGAACGGTATGTAACATCCGACCCTCGCAAGATGCTTAATATGTATCTTGCAAAACGTGTCCTCAAAACATGGGAAGAATCTTTCATAGATGAAGATACCGGAGAAACGGTAAACATCGAACGGAATGAAATCCTTTTTGACCGTGGCACATTGATAGACCAAGACACTTTAGCGAAAATTCGTTTCAGTATGGAGGCCGACGGTATCAAGGAAGTGGAAGTCAGCAACCAGAATCGCCTGGCGTTCGAGAATGAAAACAAGTTCTTATATCCCTATCTTGCACAAGCACAAATAAGTGACAAGAAGTATAAGTTCTTACTGTATGCCACTGGGCTAGAGAATGCTTGCCTTATCTTGAAAGACTACATCGAACTCAATTACCAGTTCGGATTCACCCTGACAATGATAAAGGAGTTCGATTCCTGCGTGATTCTTACTGACAACTTGAAAGAACGCAAGGTAGATGACGCTTCGCTTGCCTATCTCAAAAATGAAATCACTATGGCAGAATACGTTGATAAGATGGACGATGAGACGGAAGATAGCGACGAAGAATCTAAGCCGAATGAAAAGAAATTCTACCAGATTGAGACGAAAATCACATTCACGGATGGGGAGAATGAAGACGAGAGAGTTCAGACTTTTGTCGTGAACACCTTCAACGTTGACAGAGCAATGATGCTTATTACCCACTATCTCAAAAACAAAGAGGAAGAATGTGAGAAACAAGCCAAAGAAAAGGGACATGAGTTCAGAAAGAGGGAAATCCATACAGCCATTGAATCTGCTAAACCTATCCCGGTCGGGCGGTTTATTCCGAAAGAGTTTTCAATGGCTTATATGGAATAAAAAAGCTCTCCAGCTGTTCACGAACAGCTGGAG